CTGACAACACACGCGAAATCTCTGAGGAGTTGCGTCTTTTGGTTGAAAGGCTGGATGAGGGTCTGAAGAAAGGCATACTGAACCCGGTGTTTGCCTCTCAGCTCAAGGATGAAGCGGTCTCCTTCGCGAAGGATGCAATTGGAAAGTACCGTGTCTTCCAGATGAGCCCAGTCGACTTCACCATCGTGACGCGCATTTACGGTCTCTCCTTTGTGCGTGTGATGCAGCTCTTCCCGTACATGTTTGGTGCGTGCGTCGGGATGAACGCCACGTCTGAGCAGTGGACGCAGCTGGCGCATTTCCTGGGTGTCGGGCAGGCCCACGTCGACATCTTTGACGGGGACTACATCAACTTCGACAAGTCCATGCGCCCTGAGGTCACGAGGTGTGTGAGGGAGCTGATCGTCGACTTGCATCGTGGTGTGTATTCTGACGAGGATCTCACAACGCTGGATAACGTGCTCAAGGTCACGTTCTCTCCGGTGGTGAACTACTTCGGCACGATCCTGGAATTTTTGTCGGTCAACCCGTCGGGGGGTGGGCTGACGACGCAGGTGAATTGTGGTGCGAACAACATCTTCGTGAGGTACGCGTGGATCCAGCATTACGGCCCGCAGGTAGGCAACCGCAGGGCTGGGGTGCTGTTTCGACGCTGCGTCCATCTCGTCACGTACGGCGACGACATCTTGGTTGGCATCAACACGATTGCAGTGCCCTTCGAGCTTGTCAGGGAAGGAGGCAAGTTCAGCTGCAGGACGATGCAGGCCACGCTGAAGAAGATTGGTATCCAGTTCACGGACGCGGCGAAGAACACGGAGGAGAACACCACGGACTACACGCCCCATGACAAGATCTCATTCCTGAAGCGGCAATTCGTGGCTGTCGACGTGCAGGGCTGGGGATACGACAAGCAGTACGTTGCCCCGCTGGACAAGAAAAGCCTCGTCAAGATGCTGCACTACACGATGGAAAAAAGCACAGTCGCTCCACTCGACGTGCTGAAGTCCACGCTGCAGTCGCTCGGCATCGAGTCGTACTTCCACGGCCAGGAATTCTTTGAGCGCATGAGGTTGACCGTGCTCAAAGCTCTCGAAAGCTACAGCGAG